CTCAAGGTGAATCTGTGTCGCTTTGAACTAACCAAGATCTTCCAACCCCACGGAAGCGCGTCGGATTCGACGCGGGCTACTTTTGGGGCATTCGTGTGAGTGTGCGGTCGTGATGTTTGGGCATAGTCGTCCTTCATTGTGCTCTGCGTGCCACGCGGATGAGCTAGCGGATTTGTCAGTCCCAGTTGGCAAAGATTGTGTCTACCGGAAGATGGTGATTCCTGAGTCCTGCTCTCGTTGCGGGGAATGGGGAGTTTTACCGAGGTCGAAGAGTCATACGATCTACCTTCCGGCACGTCTCGTGGCCGACGCGCGCGCTTTGTCAGCAAAGTGCCGCGCCACGACGATGTGGGGCATGAAACCTGCCAATGCAGATCTGCAGCTTGTCAACCTATTGTCCGCCGAACGGGACGGCAGACGCGCGAACGCCCTCTTGACGGCTGGCTTGGAGGCCATCATCGATGAGGAAAGTTTCGCAGCTCCAGGCGTATTTATGCGCATGGCGGAGTGGTGCTGTTGTTCGGGACCGCGCAGCCAGTCTTGGCGGCGCGAGAAGGACGACCCCGTCGCGACCATTTTGGGAGACGGGGGAGATGCGAGCCAACCTGGCTCATATGCTGCCGACAGCGACGACGGCGAAGGCAGCAAGATAGCTTTGGCTGAGTCTGCGGAACGAGTTAATTCCCAGCAAGCCGCTTACCGTGACGGCACCACTATGAGAAGCACAGTGGTGGAGGCCCCGGGCACGGCGAGCACGTCGGGACAAGCTTCGGGTTTGGAGGTTGGCGCAAGAGTGGCGCAGCCCCGTTTCCCCAGCATGTCGGAGAAGGAGGCGTATTGCTTCAACAACGACCCGCGCAACCTCGAGGCTGCCAACACGTTGCGCAACAACGGTGTTGGGGTCCACAAGCCCAGTGAGAAAGAGGCCAGGGTGCGTGACGAGGTCGTGAAGTTGCTTTGTGAGAAGGTGTTCACGAAGCGCGAATGCGACAAGGCCATGATGGGCTATGAGTCGCTGACGAAAACCGCGTTGCCAAGGAAGCTCTCTGAGGAGCAGAAGATGCAATGGCAATTAGACGCGATGAACACCGCGGATGGCGATGGTTTGTCCTACAGCAAGTTTGTGGACGCCTTCGTCAAGGCGGAAGTGTCAGCGAAGCCCAAGCCGCGGCCGATCGCTAACCACAAAGAGATTCGCTTGTGCGCCCTGGCCAAGGTTGCCTGGGTGTACGAAAACGTGATCTTTCATCGTTTTAACAAGATGTCTATCAAGCACCGCAAGAAGAAGGACGCGATCTCAGAGATCGCTGGAGCCTTGAGCGGCATGCAGAACGGCAGGTGGGTTGAGAACGATCTCACGGCGTTTGAGTTCGGCATTTCCGCCACGTTGAAAGAATGCGAATGTGCGATTCTCCGCCACGTTGCCTCATTGATTGGGATCGAAGACACGGGATCCTTATTGTTTGAGCGCGTGGTGAACGACAGGACCAAGTCCTGCGTGTGGTCGATGCGCTACAAGGACGAGACAGGGGAGAAGCGGACGTTCCGCTTGATTCTTCCGAATGCCATGAGGGAGAGCGGAGATAGGCTCACCAGCTCTGGCAATTTCTTGCAGAATCTTATCGCTTGGGCGGCGTTCCTGATTGAACCTGGAACGGTTGACAAGTCCATCGATTCTTTGCTGCGCACACGCGGAGCTAAGATGTTTTACGTTTCTGCAAGGGACGGTAAGAAATACCTCGCAATGCTCGTTTTTGAAGGTGACGACACACTTGGACGCTTGGAGGAGTCCTGTGTGTGGTTGCCTTTTCGCGAAGGGTGCACGGACAGCATGGCGGATGATTTCTTCTTCCGCTGGGGCTGGAAACCGAAGCTTTCCTGGAAAGCCACCACCGGCTATGACTACGCCAGGGTGGTTGGGTACGACATACTCATCAAGGATGGGGTTGCTGTGAAAGACGGCGATTCGTATGTTTGTTGCCCGGAGATGAAACGGCTCTTGACCACGAAGCAGTGGACTACGAGTGCGGTCACTCCCCAGGAGCTGAAGACTTGCAACAGGATTTTCGCCGCGACTTTGGCGGTGGATTTCACGCGGGTCGAGCCCTTCTACGCCTTTTTGAAAGCCATGTACGAGAGCAACCAGGGCGGAAAGCAAGTTACGGACGAGAAAGTGCGCGAACATTACCTGATGATGACTGGTGAGTTACCCGAGCACAACTCGAAGGAGTTGAGTAACATTGCGTTCCCTGAGTTTGATGGCACAGGTTCCGAAGAGTGGAAGGAACTGGCCAGAGTCTCGTGTGGTGATTTCTCCGCTTTGGAGTGGGCTTCTGCTTGCGCGCAGGCCCCCCATGACCGACACGGCGCAGACCTAGCGGCTTTCTTTCCAGCCACATGGCTGGGTTGAGCCGCAGTGCCGAGCTAATGTTTAATTAATCGTGTGAAAACGCATGAGTCGGGCCCCGGTTGGGGTCACGCGGTTTAGGCCGCAATGAATACCTGTTGGTTGACACAGAGCCAGCAGGGTCCACGCGTCACGATACTTGCTTCGACGGGCAAGTGTCGCAACACAGAGCGCCGCTGGCGCGTGGATGGGAGACCGTTCCTTGCTAATTGCTTTGCTTGGATAGGGGTGGCGGCGCTCGGTGAGCGCTGGCCCGAGTCATACCCCGAAG